CTGCGGGAGCTGAACAAGCACCGGGATATTGTTCGACAGATTACTGATTCTTCCCGCCGTGTTGTATCGGAAAAGTGATTGCCGGAGGCGCTTATGGCAAAAGTATTTACACAAGAAGAGCGGGAAAAAATTAAAGGGCAGGTTGTTGAACTTGTACGTCTGAGCGGTCGCGAGACGTTGCGGCAACTGGAAGCCAGGACAGGTGCGACAAGATATCTGATGAGTGTTCTCGCCAGAGAGCTGGTTGCCAGTGGCGATGTATACAACTCTGGTTACGGGTTATTCCCGTCTGAACAGGCGCGTAAGGACTGGCAAAATGCTCGCAAAAAACTCTCAAGGGCAAAGGTGAAGAAACCTGCAGTGGTTGATCCGGACCTTATCTGGTCGTTACCAGACGGCGAAATACGCCGCTACGACAGGCGCCTGAATATAATCTGTCGCGAGTGCCGGAAGAGCGAAGCTATGCAGCGTGTACTGGCATTTTATCAAGGAAATGTTAGGTATTTTAGACGTTACTAGATTAAAGAGCATTAGTTCAGATGTGAATTGACATTTTCATGGCGCAGGGTAGAGCCAGCGTGGTTGTCCGCTTTGCGTCAAAACCAGATATTACCAGATTTAGACATATATTCCCGATAGACCTGCTCTGATGCTACACTCTGTGCTATTTTCATGACCCCAATAAAAATATTTATGACTATTGCTGATTTCAAACGGCCTAAATTGGAGCTCCCAAACGGGGCAAACAAACTACTACTGCACTCTTGCTGTGCTCCATGTTCCGGTGAAGTGATGGAGGCGCTTCAGGCCTCGGGAATCGACTACACCATCTTTTTCTACAACCCGAACATTCATCCTCAGAAAGAGTATTTAATTCGTAAGGATGAAAATATTCGCTTTGCTGAACAACACGGCGTGCCGTTTATCGATGCTGATTACGACACCGACAACTGGTTTGAACGTGCCAAAGGAATGGAATGGGAGCCTGAGAGGGGGATCCGTTGTACCATGTGTTTTGACATGCGTTTTGAGCGGACAGCGTTGTACGCTGCTGAAAATGGTTTCAGTGTGATCAGCAGTTCACTGGGCATTTCACGCTGGAAAAATATGCAGCAGGTTAACGAGTGTGGGCGGCGAGCTGTTGCGCATTATCCGGGTATGGTGTACTGGGATTATAACTGGCGCAAGCAGGGCGGCTCGTCCCGTATGATTGAAATCAGCAAGCGCGAAAAATTCTATCAGCAGGAATATTGTGGCTGTGTGTATTCTCTGCGCGATACCAATCTACACCGCAAATCTCAGGGACGCCCTCTTATCAAAATTGGCCAACTCCACTACGGAAAAGAAGAGAAGGAGTGATTTTATGGATCACCTTTCTGATTGATTTCATATTGGCGAGGTGACGTGAGTTAAGTAGAATGGCTGCGGGTGCTTGAGGCTATCTGTCTCAGGCATGAACACTGAAAGGCAGATAGAGAAAAGCCCCAGTTAACATTTCGCGTCCTGCAAGACGCTTAACATTAATCTGAGGCCCAATCTATGTCTCACAAATGTAGGTTAGCCTCTTACGTGCCGAAAGGCAAGGGGAAGCAGGCTATGAAGCAGCAAAAGGCGATGTTAATCGCCCTGATCGTCATCTGTTTAACCGTCATAGTGACGGCACTGGTAACGAGGAAAGACCTCTGCGAGGTACGACTCCGAACCGGCCAGACGGAGGTCGCTGTCTTCACAGCTTACGAACCTGAGGAGTAAGAGACCTGGCGGGGGAGAAATCCCTCGCCACCTCTGATGTGTCAGGCATCCTCAACGCACCCGCACTTAACCCGCTTCGGCGGGTTTTGTTTTTTTCTGGCATTCTGGTTTACAATTCGCACGTCAGCCTGAACACCTGACACCTGCTGCGCCAGCAGAGAAAACAGATGGCGCACAAAACCAAATTTCACAATTCTGATACCGACCTTGCCATCCGGCATGGGCGGCGTTCACACGCATTTAAAACCGACTGGTACCAACACCCACCATGTACTGAAGAACAGGCCGAATGGCTAATTCATAACTACCGCAGACGCGGATACGAGATTAAGAAAGCCCTCAGCCTCGATTATCGTCACTGGATAATCTCCGTCAGGCTTCCTTACTCTGAACGCCCACCGCGTCCGTCCCGCACATTCCAGCAACGCATCTGGAGGTAACGTGCGGGTATTACTTCGACCTGTTCTGTTACCGGAACTCGGGCTGGTGATCGTTAAGCCGGGCCGTGAATCCATGCCGGTATTCCACAATACCCGGGTACTGGTGGAGCCGGAACCGAAAAGCATGCGTAATCTGCCGTCCGGGGTCGTTCCTGCCGTTCGCCAGCCGCTGGCGGAGGATAAATCATTACTGCCATTTTTCAGCGACGAACGAGTGATTCGTGCTGCTGGTGGCGCTGGCGCATTGTCTGACTGGTTACTGCGCCATGTTAAATCCTGCCAGTGGCCACACGGCGATTATCACCACAGTGAAACCGTCATTCACCGTTATGGTACCGGCGCAATGGTGTTGTGCTGGCACTGCGACAACCAGCTGCGCGACCAGACCTCCGAATCACTCGGGCAACTTGCTCACCAAAACCTGTCTGCATGGATGATTGACGTCATACGCCATGCAATGAATGGCTCGCAGGAACGGGAATTATCGCTGGCTGAATTATCCTGGTGGGCGGTCCGCAATCAGGTGGCGGACGCGCTACCGGAAGCGGTATTACGTCGTTCGCTGGGGTTGCGTGCGGAAAAAATCCGCTCAATGTACCGTGAAAGCGACATCGTACCGGGAGAGCAGACCGCCACCAGCATACTGAAGCAGCGCACAAAAAATCTTGCGCCGCTGCCTCACGCCCACCAGCAAAACCCGCCACAGGAAGAGACGGTGGTCAGCATTGCCGTTGATCCTGAGTCTCCGGAATCTTTCATGAAACGACCTAAACGTCGCCGCTGGGTTAACGAGAAATACACACGCTGGGTGAAGACACAGCCGTGTGCGTGTTGTGGTAAGCCAGCCGACGATCCCCATCACCTGATTGGTCATGGTCAGGGCGGAATGGGGACAAAATCTCACGATATTTTCACGCTACCGCTGTGTCGGGAGCATCACAACGAGCTTCATGCGGATCCTCTGGCGTTCGAAGAAAAGCATGGTTCTCAGGTTGATTTAATTTTTCGTTTTCTTGATCACGCCTTTGCAACTGGCGTGCTTGGGTAAAAGAGGTGACTGATGCTCATAGATTTGGTTTTACCTTACCCGCCGACGGTGAACACTTACTGGCGACGCCGTGGCAGCACATATTTTATCTCGGAGGAGGGAAAGCGTTATCGCCGGGCTGTGGCGCTTATTGTTCGCCAGCAGCGGCTGAAATTAAGCCTGTCCGGAAGGCTGGCGATAAAGGTGATTGCAGAGCTACCGGATAAGCGTCGTCGCGACCTGGACAATATCCTGAAAGCACCGCTGGATGCGCTGACGCATGCGGGAGTGTTAATGGACGATGAGCAGTTTGATGAAATCAATATCGTTCGTGGTCAGCCAGTATCTGGTGGACGTCTGGGGGTGAAGATTTACCCCATAATGCTTGAAGGGCAGGTCAAAAAATGAAACTGGAAGATTTACCGAAATACTACTCCCCAAAATCCCCCGGCCTGACTGATGCATCGGCCTCAACGTCGAAAGATGCGCTGAGTATCACTGATGTGATGGCCGCGCAGGGCATGACACAGAATCGGGCTGAGATGGGGTTTTCTGCGTTCCTTGGGAAAATGGGCATTAGTATGAATGACAGAGAGCGGGCAACAGAATTGCTGACAGAATATGCACTCAGTCGGTGTGATCGCGTGGCGGCGTTAAGAAAACTCCCGGCAGAAATAAAACCGGTAGTGATGCGCATTATGGCTTCGTACGCTTTTGAGGATTATGCCCGCAGCGCAGCGAGTAAAAAGCAGTGCCCTTGTTGCTATGGGGAAAAATTTATTGAAAGCGTAGTTTTTACAAACAAGGTCCAGTATCCGGATGGTAAGCCGCCGGTATGGGCAAAGTGTACGAAAGGTGTGTATCCGTCTTACTGGGAAGAATGGAAAAAAGTCAGGGAGGTGGTAAAAGTTGCCTGTCCGGAGTGTGGCGGAAAGGGTGAGGTTTCCACCGCCTGTAAGGATTGCCGTGGGCGTGGTGTCGCCATTCATCGTGAAGAGTCGGTAAAACGTGGTATGCCTGTTATCAGAGACTGCCAGCGTTGTGGTGGTCGTGGCTGTGAAAGACTACCATCAACGGAGGCATTTAATGCCATATGCAAAGTGACGAGTGCTATCACGCTTGATACGTGGAAAAAATCAGTGAAACGCTTTTACGATACGTTGGTGGTTCGGTTTGACATTGAAGAGGCATGGGCGGAGCGGCAGTTAAAGAGGGTAGCGCGATAGTGTTGTTGATTTTTCCCGAATCTGTGGTAAATTTGCTCTAACGATGGGCGTTTTATGCCTGACGTTAGAAGATTTTTTACACCCCGCCGCCTGGCGGGTTTTTTATGACTGAAATCGCGTCAGTACAGTAAACGCGCTGGTGGCGGTGAATACCTGTCTTTCAGCTTGCTGGCTTTTTCGACAAGAGTTATTGGTGTGTCACGTTAACCGGAAAAGGGAAAAAGACATGCTAAAACAGCAGGATATGACAGAAACCGCCAGAGTGGTGTTTAATGAATTAAGCGTTAACGACCCGGCGACAGTCGGGGAGATTGCGCAGAATACTTACCTTTCACGCGAACGCTGCCAGTTAATACTGACCCAGCTGGTTATGGCGGGTCTGGCAGACTATCAGTTCGGTTGTTACAGACGCCTTCCGCAGTGAAGGCTTTTTTATTTGTGGTAAATGGGCGGCTGGTGGGTGTTAGGGGCACCCACCAGCCATCTGCTCATGCGTTGGGTTCACAAGCAAACCTCAGGCCCACTGCTTTGCGCAAAAGCAGAATGAGCCTATCAGAGACAGGCTTAATGATCCATGCTTAATACTGTAAAAATATCCAGTTGTGAGTTAATCAACGCCGACTGCCTGGAATTTATCCGGTCGTTACCCGAAAATTCTGTTGACCTGATAGTCACGGACCCGCCGTACTTTAAAGTGAAGCCTGAGGGCTGGGATAACCAGTGGAAGGGCGACGATGATTACCTGAAGTGGCTGGACCAGTGTCTGGCGCAGTTCTGGCGGGTGCTGAAACCTGCCGGAAGTCTTTACCTGTTCTGTGGTCATCGCCTGGCATCTGATATCGAAATCATGATGCGTGAACGCTTCAGTGTGCTGAACCATATTATCTGGGCGAAGCCGTCCGGACGCTGGAACGGATGCAACAAGGAAAGCCTGCGGGCGTATTTCCCCGCCACAGAGCGCATTCTGTTCGCGGAACATTATCAGGGGCCGTATCGTCCGAAAGATGCCGGGTATGCGGCGAAGGGCAGTGCACTGAAACAGCATGTGATGGCCCCGCTGATTTCTTACTTTCGTGATGCGCGCGCTGCCCTGGGGATAACGGCAAAACAGATTGCAGATGCCACAGGAAAGAAAAACATGGTGTCGCACTGGTTCAGTGCCAGTCAGTGCCAGTCAGTGGCAGCTACCGAATGAAAGCGATTATCTGAAATTACAGGCGCTGTTTGCCCGGGTGGCAGAAGAGAAGCATCGGCGTGGTGAACTGGAAAAGCTCCACCACCAGCTGGTGGATACGTATACCTCACTGAACCGGCAGTATGCGGAGCTGCTGAGTGAATATAAACATCTGCGGCGGTATTTTGGCGTGACGGTGCAGGTGCCGTATACCGATGTGTGGACGCATAAACCGGTGCAGTTCTATCCCGGGAAACATCCGTGCGAAAAACCGGCAGAAATGCTGCAGCAGATAATCAGCGCAAGTAGCCGTCCTGGTGATCTGGTTGCGGATTTTTTCATGGGGTCGGGTTCAACGGTAAAAGCGGCGATGGCACTGGGGCGTCGTGCGATTGGTGTTGAGCTGGAGACCGGACGTTTTGAGCAGACAGTCAGGGAAGTTCAGGATTTAATCGTTTGAAACGGATGAGATTGCAGAATTAATTACGCACCATTATTATTCTGCTCCCGGCCCTTTAGCTCAGTGGTGAGAGCGAGCGACTCATAATCGCCAGGTCGCTGGTTCAAATCCAGCAAGGGCCACCATCACATACCGCCATTAGCTCATCAGGAAAGAGCGCCAGCCTTCGAAGCTGGTTGCGCGGAGTTCGGGTCCCCGAAGGCGGTCCATTATCTGTATCCTGCGTTGTTAGCTCAGCCGGACAGAGCAATTGCCTTCTAAGCAATCGGTCACTGGTTCGAATCCAGTACAACGCGCCACACTTATTTTCCCTGGCTCGCTTTTGCGGGCTTTTTTTTAAATGTCTCACAATTCAGGCGGTTGACTGTTGTCTGGTTTGCGGGGAGTTTGTTAAAAGAAACTGGCATGGTGAATCCCCCTGTGCGGAGGGGCAATCAGCGAGTAGGTATATGGGATAATCGCGGATTCAGGTGCTGGTACTGAATTCACCGGGAGGCACCCGGCACCATGCAATGGCACATAGCGCCACTCTCCAGCCCCTCTCCGGAGGGGCTTTCTTATGGACAAAAAAAGCCCGCGCTGGGAGACGCGGGCGGCAAGGAATAAACAACAAAACGTGAAGTAATATTTCAGCTGGCGAATAATATCCGACAGTAATCACTCTGCGCAATAGCGCGGCCTTTTTCGTATTGCGGGCCGTTGTCTCTCTTCTGCCATTGTCCTGTAACTTCCGGACTTCAGCCCGCTTCTCATTTTACTCACAATATTATCCCGGCCGGGAGGATTCATGGCATTTAAACACTATGATGTTGTCAGGGCGGCGTCGCCGTCAGATCTTGCGGAAAAGCTGACACATAAACTGAAAGAGGGCTGGCAGCCGTTTGGTAGTCCGGTGGCCATAACCCCTTATACTCTGATGCAGGCGATTACAGCAGAAGGTGATGTGGTGGTCAGTGGTGCAACTGAGCCGGATTGGTACTACGTCATCGTACTGGCCGGGCAGTCCAATGCCATGGCTTACGGTGAAGGGCTTCCGCTGCCGGATTCATACGATGCTCC